GACTGGTGGCATTCGAAATACGTGCTGGGCAACTACAAGTCCAAGGCCGCTGAGCTGGGCATCTCCAGCACCAGCCTGACCACTTTGATCTATCGCGCACGCATGAAGTTTGAATTTGCGGGCCGTCCGCGCACCGAGCGCCCGCGACAGGTTGGTCACGGTGGCTAAGCGCAAAGTGTCGGTCCCTGCGGCTGCGCCCGTTGCCGCCAAGAAGACCACTGATTCATTCCAGAATTTCATCTCGCGCGTTGGCCACGCCACCGGCAATCAAAACGACGCCTCTCACTATGGCTTCAATCCAATCACCCGCAATCGGCTGGAGATGGAATGGGCGTATCGGGGGTCGTGGGTTGTAGGCCGCGCGGTTGACTGCATCGCCAAGGACATGACACGCGAGGGCGTGATAATCAATTCGGTCATGGACCCGAGCGATCTGTCGAAGCTCGACAAGTCGCTGGACCGGTTGTCTGTGTGGGCGCAGCTGTGCGACACGGTCAAATGGTCGCGCCTGTATGGCGGCGCACTTGGCTTCATGATGATCGATGGCCAAGACCCGAAGACTCCGTTGAGGCCCGAGCTTTTGGGCAAAGGCCAATTCAAAGGCATCCTGCCGATGGATCGATGGCTGGTGAACCCTTCCCTGCAAACACTGGTTGGCGAGTTCGGCCCGGACTTCGGGTTGCCGAAGTTTTATCAAACGGTGCCCGACTCGATGGGCATGCCGCTGATGACCATCCATCATTCTCGCGTGATCCGACTGGACGGTGTGAAGCTCCCGTACTGGCAAAAGATTTCCGAGAATCTGTGGGGCCAATCGGTGCTGGAACGCATGTGGGATCGCCTGCTTGCGTACGACTCCACCACTACCGGCATTGCGCAAATGGTTTACAAGGCGCACCTGCGCACGGTGTCCATCGAGCAATTGCGCGAAATGATTGCCGCTGGTGGACCGGCAATGCAAGGCGTCGTGCAGCAGATTTCGATGATGCGCATGATGCAGACCAACGAGGGCATCACCCTGTTGGATGCGAAGGATAAATTCGAGACGCATCAGTATGCGTTCGGCGGACTCGATGCGATCCTCATGCAGTTCGGCGAGCAGCTGGCTGGCGCCACCGATACACCACTGGTCAAGATGTTCGGTCAATCACCAAGCGGCTTTTCATCCGGCGATTCCGATCTGCGTTCGTACAACGACAACGTCAAGCAGATGCAGGTCGCTACGCTGGGTCCAGGTGTTGAGAAGCTGTACTGGGTCGCGTGCATTTCCGCGCTTGGCACCACGCCACCGGAGGACTTCTCGATTGAATGGAAGCCGTTGCAGCAGATGTCCGACAAAGAAAAAGGCGAGCTTGCGGTGGCCACCGCCAATGCTGTTGGCAGCATGTACGAGGCGCAAATCATCAAGCGCAGCACGGCATTGAAAGAACTCAAGGCGAATTCGAAGCTGACCGGGGTCTTCACCAACATCGAAGACAAGGAAATCACGGAAGCCGAAGCCGATCCGGCTCCGTCGCCCGAGGCTTTGGGTTTGGAAATACCGGAGCCTAAAGTCGCCGCTCCGGGAAAACCCGGTGCGGCTAAGCCGAAAGCTGCTGTGAAACCGAAGGGCAAAGATTCGTGGCTGCGTCGCCTGTTCACGGTGCGCGACGACGAACGCATCTTGCCACTCGCGCACATGCCGGACTTCGCACAGGCGACCGGCACTTCGGCATTCGAAGGCGAAGAATGGTACCGCGACGGCATGACGGTGGAGGACTGCGAAGCTGAGGCCGCTAGACGGCGTGCCGCGTGATCCCATCCACCCGCGACCGCACACTTGAGGCGCGTAAAGAGTGGCGCTTCCCGCGTGCGATCGTCGCTGATCCAACGCAACGCAATGAATATTCAGAACCGGCATTCGCTGTCGATGCCCGTCGTAAATCACCCAAGCAGGCGCCGCCAAAGATTGGCCGCGCTGAGCGTAATTTCCTGTCACATCTCAATGGCGTTGCTGAGCATGTTGGTCATCTGATCAGCGGATTTAATCCGCGCGATCCGGGCCTGGTACCTACGCTGCTGCAATTGCTGCGCGCGTACTCGGACGCATTGAAGCCATGGGCGGTCAGTACGGTGAAACAAATGCTGGGCGAGGTAGATGCCCGTGACCGCGACTCCTGGCGAACCCTCGGAACCTCCATCTCGCGCCAGCTCAAATTGGATTTACTCGGTGCGCCGGTTGGCGGTGTGCTGCGCGATCTCATGGCCGAACAGGTTGAATTGATTCAGTCAATTCCTATCGAAGCCGGTGAGCGCGTACACAAGCTGATGATCAAAGGCTTGGAGAACTCCGAACGTGCTGAAAACTATGTTGAAGAAATTGAGCGCTCTGGCAAGGTCACACATTCTCGCGCCGTGCTTATTGCGCGTACAGAGGTTGCACGTACCGCCGCATCACTTACCCAAGCGCGAGCGCTGGCCGCTGGGGTCACGCATTATCGTTGGCAGACCGCAGGAGATGCCGACGTACGACCGGGACACAAGGTGATGCAGGGAAGGATTTGCGAGTTCGCCAAGCCGCCCGCTGTCAAAGAGAATGGTCGCATCATGTACCACAACCCCGGCATGATCTGGAATTGCCGCTGCTGGGCTGAGCCGCTGGTGGAGTTCAAGAAATGAATTTGCTTTTTGCCTCAATTATTCTCAGCACGATGGCGTGGAGCATTGGTGGTGACCTCTACATCACATGGGCTGATAGCAACAGCTACGGCACGTATAACGTGTATCGCAGCCACAATGGCGAGCCGTACAGCGAGATACGAACGAACTTCAAGGGGTTCAAGACCACGTTGCTCAAGACCCTGGTGCCAATGGAAAAAGAGTGCATCAAGATCGCTCCTGTGGTCAACGGTGTTGTCGGGCCGATGAGCGCGCCGAACTGTATGTTGCTGATGGATGCGCCTCAAAAATGAGTTCCACTGCACGACTGAGTTGGACCCCTCCAACGACGAACACCGACGGCAGTCCCATCACTGGGACGATCACGTACGACATATATGGCTACATTGACAAGCTGGGAGACATTGAGCCGGTGCTGCTTGCGAGTGGGCTGACCGAACCGCAAGGAACTGTTTCCGGCAATGTGCCCATCGGATGCACCGTCTGTCTCATGGTGCGCGCTGTCGTGAACGGCGCGGCCAGCATGATCAGCGAAATTGTTTGCGGAATAATTACAGGAGCTTGATATGAATGGACCCGTCGTTACCCTTTCGTGGTCTGCGCCGACGTTGAATACCGACGGCAGTGCGATCACTCCGCCGCTCACGTACAACCTTTACCAAGGTGGCAGCGCCACGTCGCTTGCCAAGGTGCAAACGGGATTGACTTCGACCAGCACTACGGTGAGCGCTGGCCTGACTCCCGGCAGCACGCAGTTCTTCTCGGTGACCGCTGTTGAAAACGGTCAAGAGAGTGCACAGGAAACGCCGGTGTCCGTAGGCATCCCTGAGCCTGTGCCGAGCGCTCCGACCGGCCTGACAGTGGTTCTCACCACGCCGTAATGGACGTGGACTACGACTGGAGCGAAGACGTTCCAGTGCTGCACGTGGATGACTTCGGCAACGACGATGCGCCGAAGCCCGAGCCGCCTACCGCACTCATTTTGAGGCTGAGTTTTATTTTCGGCGAATCGAAATTCGACGCTACATCTTCTCCCTAGGGCACGTAACTTCCCTTCGCGTGACCCTCCTCGGGGCTGGCGGGCGCTAGCCCCATTTTTATTTCGAGGTGCCAAATGATCACTGAGCGTACTGGCGCGAAAGCACTGCTCTGGATAGGCGCGGGTTTCGCACTTGGAATAATTTTATTTTTTGCTTACTGCATGGTTGTACTGGCGTGAGCCTGGAGAATTTGAAATGACTGCACCGCTCAATATTCCGCTGGTAGTGAACTCAGCGATTCAATCCGCCGCGCAATGGCCCGGTGGCGCGGGCGTGCTCGTTGCTGTCTCAACGCTGTGGAATAGCAACACGGCGACGCTGAATTTTCTTGGGCCGGACGGCAGCACGTACATCGCGCTTAGCACCACGGCGACCGCCAACGGTGTCGGCACTTCTTTTTCCCTGCCGACGGGAAAAATTAAAATCACGGGCCTTGCATCGCCGCTCACCTTGGCAAGCGTTGTCATCACCGGCACGGCGGGTCAGATTTCCTTCACCGCGACTACGCTCGCTGTTGGCAATCTGGTCACTATCAGCGGCACGCTCGGCGGCAGCGGCTCAATCACCGGCTATGCAAATCCGACGACTTACATTGTGGGCGTCACGAATGGCACCGCAACTGCAACGCTCACCGATGTCTTTGGCAATGCGATTGTGACCACCGCTGGCACGCCGACTGGTCTTACTTACACCGTGGGCAACATCAACATCAATGCCCAGGTCATTCCTACGAATCTCAACTAGAGGATTTCTCACATGACTGCATCTGCACAGCTTGATGGTCGCATTGATTGGAGTTCGACCAAGGCCGCGCTCGTCGCTGCGTTTCCTAATCCGCCTTTCCCTAATGGCACGTGGGCGCCGACTACGGATCAAGGTATATGGTTCTGGAGTGTTGCTGCTGGCGCATGGCTTTCGGCGGGTTCGCAGGGCAACTATGGCCCTCCATTGTCGCCGGTAGTTCGGTGGCGTCCGGTTGGTCAACTCGTACCGCTGACGTTCACGGCGGTCATCGCCGCTGCTGCGACATCGGCCACGCTGAATTCGAACTGGGGCGGTGCAAGTGGATTGTTTTTGGTCAAGCTTTCCAGCGGCCAGTTTGTGCTCGCGTTACTCGCGAACGGCGCCACTACCTGCACGTTTTACGCTTATCCCTCACCGGCTACCGGCGGCACTTACGGTCCGGCGTTCGCAGTGCTTGCGGCGACGGCAAGCGCTTTTGTCACAGGTCAAGGCCCCATCGTTGGCGTGTCGAATGCCTATTCGGTCAGCGCTTCGATCGGTGCGGCGGGTACGGCAACGCTTGGAGGCGTGCAGACGCAAAGCGGCGTTGGTATCCCGGATGTGCCGCGCAATGTGATTGGTGCATGGACCACATCTAGCACGGTCACCGTGGCCGGAACGGACTATTACGGCAAGGCGCAGACCGAAGCGCAGACCGGATCTTCGTTCACCGGCAAGAAAGCGTTCGGCACCATTACGAGCATCACCAGCACCGCTGCGATCACGGCGGCCACCTTCGGCACGGGCAACGTGCTGGGCTTGCCGGTGCGCGTGAATTCGGGCGACATCAATGGCGCGTATTTCAACGATGCGGCTGATGCTGGCACGTTTGTTCAGGCGGACATCACGATACCGGCCACTACCAGCACGGGCGACGTGCGTGGAACTTACACGCCGGCGGGCACGCTTAACGGCGCCAAGTACCTGACGGTGGAGTTGAAGATATACGATCCGTCCACGCAGGTTGGCACTTTGGGTGTCACACCGGTATAGGTTTTTTCACAATCAGGGGCATAAAAATGGAAGACAAGAAGGAAGATGTGGCGCCGCTTAGCGAAGCCACTGTGGCGCTCAACGTACAGATTTCTGAGTTGAGCAAGTCCATTGAACGTGAAGCGGCGGTGACCGGTGGCGCCAATATCCTG